AGATTGGTGAGAAGGGATCGCGCCGCAGTCTACGGCGACGGCTCCCGGTGTTCGTGTCTGGACTACTTTCACGGGCCTGCGCCTCCTTTCGTATTTTCCCTCTGCATACCGGGCAGAGGTAGCCGCTCCACGGGATCGCGGCCTGCTTGCTTACATTCCATTCCAGCCCGCACTCTCGGCATGTCTCATACCGTGCGCCAGTCATGTGCCGGGCATAAGCACCGGCATGAGTACGGGCTCGCGATCGTCTCCGGTCGCCGGTTGTGCTGCCGTGTCTGCTACGCTCTGAGCCTGATCCAGCTCCACGCGATCCTCGCAGTCGCAGCGCTCGCCGTGATCCAGATTGCAGCCGCATTTCGGGCATACTCTGTACGGTTTGCTCATGTGTCCACCTCCTATCCAGCAGCGGCGGCCAGCAGCTTGTCGCAGAGTTGCCGCTCCAGTCGTCGCCGGTATTTCTTGCGCACTCGGTACTTCTTGGCGTGCTTGTAATAGTGCCACCATTTCGGGTGATCGTTCGCGTTGTAGAGCATGGCGTCCATGCACTTGCCAGCGAGCCGGGCCATGATCTTGCCCGCTGCCTTGGCCGCTTTCTTGACTCCTTGCCACGCCTCCCTCACGGCCTCGACGACGCTTTGAAAGAAACGCAGCGCGGCTGGTTGTATAGCGTTCAGGATAGACACGGCCGTGTCCGGCGTGATCGTGAGCGTCAGCTCCATGCCGGGCGGGCTCCGAAGTTCCGGGAGTTCCGGTTCAGGCGGGGAGAAGTGCGGGAGCTCCAGCTGCGGGATCTTCCCGTCGAAGCGCTGCCCGTCAATGTAGAGAGCGCCGGGAGCTGCGCGGGTTTCAGCTTCCTGCTGCCGCTGATCCGCCTCCATGTTCTTGTGCATGAGCTCGTAGTCCTCCGGGCTCATGTAGCCGTCGTAGACGTAGGGATCCAGCTCTGCGCTGGTGGCCTTTCCGTACCACGGAAGGCTTGCCGGAAGGTCTGCCGGGCGCTCCATAGGCTCCGGGGGAAATGCTGTCGATCCGTCCAGTAGGTTGCAGCTGTTTTCGTAGTTCCAGCGGATCCCGTCGGCCAGCTCTGCCAGAGTCATGTCCTCGCCGAAGTGTCCGCAGTAGTAGCCGTTTACCATGACGGCCTTGGATCCTGCTCCAGCACCTTGCGGGCCAGCTCCAGATCCTCCGGCTCGAAGGTGTCGTCGTCGCTGTTCAGCCACACCGCATGAGCGTTCCAGCTCCGGCCGGTTTTCCAGATTAGCACCCACGCGATCCCGTCCCGGATCTCGTCGGCCCATTCCCTTGCGATTGCGTTTATTGCTGCCATATATTTGCTCCTTTCAAGTGGTTACTCTGCCATTCGCGCCGGTGTCTTGAAGTCCTCCAGCGTGAGATCGAGGACTTGACACAAGTTGACGAACTCGTCGGCCTTCATGTTTCGGTTGCCGTTCAGTGTCTTACTCAGCAGGTCGGTTTTCATGTGTGCCTGCTTTGATACAAACACAAGAGTTACGCCTCGCTCTTTGATCCTGTCGTTGATTACTGAGATAACTTTGCTCACGTTTGCGCCTCCTTTCCTTGTGTGGGCCTGCCTTGTCAGTGCTGGTGGGCCGGTTCCAGCAGACGCCCCCGGCGGGCGTTTCGGCTATGCGCTGAGCTTGCGGTGGCAGAACGCCCCGCGGTTGCCGGTGCTCAGCATGTCGGACTCTTTGAACTGGGACTCCGTGTAGTAGTCGGAGCAGTTCAGGATCCCCGGTTGTCTGTCCGGGTAGTTGGCCCGGAATATTGCGTGCGCTTCCTTCATGCTGGGAGCTTCTACCTCCACCCAGCCGCCGCAGAACGGGAAACGGTCGTCGGATCCGAATGTGTAAAATACTTTCATGTGGTTGCCTCCTTTCAGCAGCAGGCGGTGAGGATCTGCTGGATCCTCGCCTTGCTGGCTCTCTGGTATGCCGTGTAAAATACCCGGCCCGCTATTTCCTGATTGATCCCGTAGTGCCCGTCTGCGTAGTGCTTTATGAGCCACACCTTGCGCGGGTTCCAGTGGTCTGTATGCCTTGTCACGGTGGTGCCGTTTGCTCTGTGTCTCTTTTTCATGTCGCTGCCTCCTTCCTTAGTGCAGATACGGCCGCAAGTTGTCGTTGTAGAGCTCGTAGCTCATGCAGCCGCAGTCGAAGCGGATATAGTTCCAGTCGGTCGCATTGTAAAGAGGGGAGCGATCGAGCTCGCCGACTTTCCTCAGCCTTCTGTGGCGATTAACTTCGTAAACCGGGACACTGTGGTGGATCTTGATCTTCTCCCTTGCGAAGCCGTACTCATAAAGCAGATCCTTGGCTTGTTCGTCGCTCAGGTGCTCGGTGCTGGATTGACTCGCCAGTCTTTCGTAGTCAGACTGCTGCACGTTGTCGGTGTCCTCGTAGGGCTTCCACTCTTGTTCGCGCTCCAGAGCCTTCTCCAGCTCAGCGATCCGGGCCTCCATGTCTTTCTGAGCCTTTTCTGTTTCCTGCTGGGCTTTAATCGCTGCCATGTCTGCCTCGCGCTGGATCTTGGTCGCGAGCCCGTCGGCGTCCTTTTTGTATGCTTTGCAAAATGCGTCCTTGTCGCCGTCAAAATTCATGTAATATTTTTCGATAATGGAATAAAGGGGTTGACTCGGTAAAAAGCCGGTGCGCTGTTCAAATTCTTCTCTCATCATGGTGTTTTTTCTCCTTTCGGCGTGCCCACATTTTCTGGGCACGGTCTTAGTATAGCCTATGTTTTTTAGGCTGTCAAGCTATTTTCGCAATATTTTTATAAAAAACATAGGCAAATTTATTGATTTCAGCGTGTCGCTATGTTATATTAGTAGGCGGGGAGGTGATAGCGTGGCAGATAGCCAGAGCGAAACACGCCTCAGAATTGCCGGACTCTTGAAGCAATACCGAGAGCAAGCGGGCCTCACAATACGCGAGGCTGGCAGGCTGTTGGGAAAAAGCAATCAGACGGTGAGCGCATGGGAGCAGGGCAGAGGGCAGCCGGACGCCGACATGTTCTTGAAACTCTGCGAGGTTTACAACGTGGAAAGTGTGAGCGTTTTCTTCGGCGAAGCACCGCCGGAGCCCGTTCTTTCCGTTGATGAACGCGAGCTCTTGGAGTCGTGGCGCGAGGCCACCGACGCCGCCAGAGAGTCAGCGCTCATGGTACTTAAAAGTAACAAGCGCCCGCTCGTGAAAAAAGGGAAGGCAATGTGATCTGGGTTGACTTTTCTCTCAGGTCGTAGGTGTGCCGGAGTTGCCCCTTCTACTGGAGGGGGCAGCTCTGGTTATAGATAAAAAAAGAAGCCCGCACGAGGCGGGCAGGAAGGTGGTTAAAGTATGGGGCTTTTTGGAAAGAAAGAAAAAGCGACGTTTTACAAGTTTCTGGTGGTTGACGGGTGCGTCCCGTCAATGTCTGCACCGTCCACCGTGAAGATCTCCCTGTTCCCGGATCAGATAGAGATCCGGCAGATTATCGGAGGCAAGGCCGTGGCCTATCTGTCATATTCTCAGGTGACGGCCGCCGCGAAGGTCGGGGAGCGTGAGATCGTTGAGGCAGACAAGAGCGTGATCGGCCGGGCCATGGTTGGCGGCGTCGTGCTGGGCCCTCTTGGTGCCGTAGTCGGCGGCATGTCCGGCGTGGGGAAAAAGCAGAAAACGGTTTATAAAGATTTTTTTGTGATAAACTACACGGCGGCCAGCGGGGAGCCGTCCGTGCTGTCTTTTGAAATGGTGGGCCCTCCGGTCGGCTTTGCTCCGTTCCTCTCGGAGTTGAAGCAGCGGGCCGGTATCGTTGAGGCACCGGCTCAGGAAGGGCCGACGATCCTATAATGGCGCAGAAAAAAGCGGCCCCGCTGATCCCGGCGGTCATTTACGCCCGGTACTCCAGCAGCGGCCAGCGTGAAGAAAGTATAGAGGGACAGCTCAGAGAGTGCCACGACTTCGCCCGGAGGAACGGCCTCACGGTCGTGGGTGAATATGTAGACAAGGCCCTCACCGGCAGATCAGACAAGCGGCCAGACTTCCAGCGTATGCTCCGGGATTGTGAGCGCGGTGTCTTTCAGGCCGTGATCTGCTGGAAAATGGATCGCTTCGCCCGTAACAGGTACGACTCGGCCATGTATAAGTACAAGCTCAAAAAGCACGGCGTCCGCATATTTTACGCGAAGGAGTCGATCCCGGAGGGCCCGGAGGGCATTATTCTGGAGTCGGTCATGGAAGGATACGCCGAGTATTACAGCGAAAACCTGAGCCAGAACGTGAAGCGCGGGTATTATGACAGCGCTCTGGAGCTCAAAACGCTGGGCCAGACAGTCCTCGGACTCAGGAAGGGCGCGGACGGCCGCTTCGAGTTGGATCCCGCCACGGCCCCGATCGTGCGCCGGATCTTCGAGGAATACGCCGCCGGGGACTCTGCGAAGGAAATATACCACCGGCTCAATGATGAAGGGTACCGGACGAGCCGTGGCGGCCTGTTTAATAAAAATAGCCTGCGCCGGATCCTCCAGAACGAGAAGTACGTCGGCGTGTATGAATTTAAGGACATACGGGTGGAGAACGCGATCCCGGCCATAGTCAATCGGGAACTGTTCGACAAGGTGCAGGCCATGGTCGAGAAGCACCACCGGGCCCCGGCAGCTCAGCGCGAGACGTCGTTTTTGCTCACCGCGAAGCTGTTCTGCGGCCATTGTGGTGAGCCCATGACTGGCGACGGCGGCACCAGCCGCACCGGCCGGGTGTATTATTATTACACATGCAACGGCCGCCGGGCGCACAAGTGCAAAAAGGAGCGGGCCCCGAAGGCGTGGATCGAGCAGCTGGTGGTTGACGAGCTGGTGGCCCTGATCCACTCCGACGAGTTTGTGAACGAGGTCGCCGACAAGTGCATGGAATACCAGCAGCGGGAGAAGGACGACAGCGCCCTCCGCGCGCTGGAGGCCCGCCAGAAGGAAAACGAGAAGGCGATCCAGAATATGCTCGCGGCGATTGAGGCCGGGATCATAACGCCCAGCACCAAGTCGCGCCTCATGGAGCTGGAGGCAGAGCGCGGCCAGATTGAGAAAGGGATCGCCCAGCAGCTCATAGCAGAGCCGACGCTGGAGCGGGATCAGGTGGTCTACTTTCTGGAGCGGTTCAGGGACGGGGACGTCTCAGACGAAGGTTATCGGGCCTTTTTGGTGGACACGTTTCTCAATTCTGTGTACCTCTACGACGACGACAAACTGGTGCTGGTGCTGAATTACACCGGCGAGCGTTGCAAGGTGACGCTGGATCTCGTGGAGAGCGCGGTCGAGGGTGACGGGCTGAGCGGTTCGTGTTTTGCGCCGTCCAGCGCAGTAAGAAATCCCCTTTTTTTTAAGGGGATTTTTCTTATGTATAAACATAAGGTGATCAAAAAAGTAATCAACAGAGTAATCCGTTACAAATTTAAACTTAAAAATATATAGGAGGAAATCTTGTATATGT